TTCTTAAGTTTAATGTAATTTGTGTATTACCTGTTTGAGATAAAAAGTCTGGTATAAATCTTCGTATTTTTGCAAATACTTCACCATCACCACCTTGACTTATGTCAAAATCTCCTGACTCTATATTTGCAGACACTGTTGTTACTGCTGAAGCTGTAACTTGATCTGTGCCAGTTTCATGTTCGTAATATATTGTGCAACCATCAGTATTACCAACAACATCGTAAGAAGCATTTGAATCAGCATCGTAATCCGTTGCATGTGGTTTACCAAACACAGAAGAGTCTTGCCATGTTGTTCTATCTAATGTTCCCGTTGTCCATATAGGCCTTTGAGATGTGGACTCTTGATAATTATAAGTTACAACTCTATCTACGACTGTAGAGTTTTCTGTGCAGTAAAACCAATTAATTTCACCAAACAAATTATTTAATCCAGCGTTAATTAATTGTGATGCTGTTGTGCTTAAATTGTTATAAACAAAATCTTCTACTAAACATGAAAGCGTTTGAAGTGCACCAGCATATTTAAAAAAACCATTCTCTGACATCCAATATGCAGCACCATCTACTTCAACAGCTGCATTTTGTCCTATCAATCCGCAGTTAGTACCTACTTGTGTAAAACCAAAAGTAAAAGGTGGACCAATGAAACGCATTGTAAATAAGGCAGTGTCTGTCCAAACATAGATTGCATCTCTACCTCTAACAGCTCCTACAATTCTAGATCCATCTGCAAGTCTCTGTGTGCCCGCAGTGTTAGTAGCTGTTGGTGTGTAACTATTAATATCCTCTTGGTTAGAAAATCTAATAAACATTTGATCTTGTGTAGACTGATCTCCTATTGTTGTTTCTGTTCCAAAGAATACTAAGTGCCTGTCAGGTGTAGATACGATCATGTCTCTTGATGCAGTTGGTGCACCTGAAATAATTGTAGCTCTTGTTGATGTAGCACCAGATGCATTTGAGTCCCATTCAAATACTTGTCCGTTATGTATCAAGGCTATAATTTTATCACCAAAGTTATCTATTGACCACATACCTGGATCAACAACCAAGTCACCAGATGCAGCCTCGCCCCACGCTACATAGTCCGTAGAGTTAATTACAGTATCTGCATTCGAATGTGATGCAGCTGTGGTATTTCTAACTCCTCTTGTTACACCTGTCAGAGTGTTGCCTGATATACCTGTGTAAGAAATTTCTTCATTTCCTATTTGAATAAAACTTGTTCCTGATGAGGGAAACAACGTGGCATCTGTTAAAACAATTGTTGTAGTAGAAGCATTAATACCTCCATTCAAACTTGTTTGTGCTTCTCCTGATACCGTACCACCCCATTGTCCTAAACTCCAACCAAAACCCGGAAGTTGTCCTGCAGGTCCAACACTGTAATAAGCTTGCACTCTAATACCACCAGAGGTCGTTGCGCCAGAGCCACCTTCTGTTGATGACATAGTAATTGTTATAGCTGTTGAAGATTCTACAGAGGTTACCATAAACTTATTGTCATCAAAATCAGATGCACCAAAGTTTGAATTTGTAATAGTGCTAAAATTATCTAATAAAATAATATCTCCAGCTTGAAGATTATGGTCACTTGAAAATGTTATAGTAACAACCGCTGATCCATTAGTGGTTGAAAAGGCGTTGGTTAAAGTTGTGGTTGCTCGAATTGGGTGTATATCATAAAACACACCTCCTGTGTACGCGTATAAAATTCTGTTAGTTCCTATAATAGAAAACTTGTTACCTGATTTATTAACAATATGATGCATAGCTCTAGCTGCACCAGTTAATTTATTCTCACCTAATTGTGACCAACCACCTATTTTTTCTGGTGTTGAGTATCTAAATCTAACGTTATCACCATCTACCCACTGACCCTCAGCTTGAGTTGGTGTAACTTGTTTATTAAATCCAGGTAAAAACTGTACTTTTTGTAATGCCATAGACCTCCAGATTATATTAGATTTAGTCTATATTCAACGTTATTTAACTATTCCTAGCATAGGTCTTTTATCATACAAATTAGATTTTGCAAACTGCCCATCTGCATGATTATAGTGTAAGAATACTTGACCACATAATTGACCTTCAAAAGGCTCTCTCCAGTGCTCTAACTCACATCCAGAGTAAATAAGCATATCTCCTGGTTTTAGGTCTACTTTCACGCCTTTGGGTGCACCAGGCTTATGTATGTTTTTATACTCGTCTATGACGTTATTAGACCCCGTAGGATCGATAAATATGGGCCAGTTATCTCCACCTAGGTTTAACGTAGTTGATATCTCACAACTAGGTCTGTCTTTGTGTCTTCTTAAGATATTACCTTTTCTATAAAGTCTTGTGTATGAATATGTGGGCACTAGTTTAAGTCCTGTTTTTTTCTGCATCACAGCTATAGTTTTAACAAGTAATGTTTCCATTAATCTATCACCATATTTAGCGTAGGAACCTGGAACTTGTGGATCGTTAAAATTACCTACAAGTTTATTACCTGCATGAGTTACACCATTGTTTAACATCCAGTGATCTGCTTCTGCGGATATTTGTAAATATCTATAAGCTATGTCTGCTACTTCTTTTGATATAGCACCACGGATAACTTGATATTTATTTTTCTTAAAACTCATATTTGTATAAAATTATAAGATACAGATATTCTCCAATTCTTCTCACCTTTATCTATGTTCATATTTATGTCAACTCCATGAGGAAGCCAAGATGGAAAAAAGATCATACGTCCCTCCATAGGCTCATAAGCACATACTCTCCATAATTGTTCAGGTAGATTATCAACTCTTCTAGGCATGTATGTGTTAGGTCCTGGTCTAGGATCTTCTAAAAATAGTTTACCTGAGTTTTTAGGTACTTTAATATAGTACACACCTGACCACATCGAGTTAGGATGTGTATGTGTTTTATTATAGCTGTAGGTAGGATTAATATTAGCCCACATATTACCAAGTCCTAACTTACCTGTAATACCAAAATCTTTATTACATTCGTAAGCCATTTTAAATAGTTCGTCGATAAGAGGTTTGTATTCTTTTCGTCTGTCCATGTCAGTTTTGCTGTGCCAGCCAAAACCAGAGTTTGTCTTCTTCTCTCCTTCAGGATCTGCTTTACGCCACTTCTTTATTTCTTTAAATAAATATTTATTAAGTTCTTTAGCGTTTGGTATGTCTTTAAAATATACAGCAGTTGGAAATAATATCTTTCTTTGAAGTTGACTCATTTAAATGGTGGTCCTCCAAACCACATTACTAAAGATTTTCTTACACCCTTTTTAACAGGTGCAACTTTGTGTCTTAAGAATGATGCAAAGAATATGGCTTGTCCTTGTTTTAAAGGTGTTGGTTTTTGCTCACCCATTTCTGAAAACAGAAGATCACCACCTGTAAACTCTGATGGATCTGATAATAAACAAGTCATAGATATTTTACGTATTGGATTCTGACCATTTTGACCAAACGCATTAAGATCCATATGCCAATCATAAAAACCTTTTTTAGGATACACAGTAAATTGCGCAGGCTCCGTAAGTCGTACACCATCAAACATAAAATGATTTAAGTTTACAATAGATAATTGATTCTCGATAACTCTATACATCTGTGGTAATTTTTCAAAGGGTATCCAAGATATCGTTGTCACTCGTTTTTTAGTATCGTATTTACCAGCTTCGCCTCCACCTACTTTAGCTTGTTCAGGTGCACATTGATGACCAGCATCAACAATCATCTTACATTGTTCTGGTGTAAACATTGGTTGTGTTGTTGTGGCAATATAAGATTGCCATGTTGGTACTCGTGGTACTTGTGTCATTCGTTTTGCCCCATAATATCTCCAGTTCGTGATGCCACAGGATTGTAATCAACATCTACATTACAAACTAATGTTCTTCTAGTTTCTTTAGTTCCGTTAAATGGATACACGCAGTGTCTCATGTCATAGGGAAAAACATAAAAATCTCCTATCTTCATATTTGGAGAATAATCTGTTTTAGAAAATTGTCCATTAGCAGATCCAATAATCTGTAATCTACCATTCATAGGTTTCTCTTCAGCAGAATATTCCACACCTGTTTCTTTTGGTAATTTTAAAATCATCACAGAAGATAACCCTGTATAGAGTTTACCTTGGTGTATATGCACAGGATTATATTCATGTGCTTTCATTTCATTAACCCAAATAGAATTAATAGATTTTTGTGTTGGACCTATCTTGTTCCAATCTGTGTAGTGATCAAAGATAGACATAAACCATTTCAATATATCTTGTGGTAAAAAACAATGTTGATGCATCTTGTCGTTGTTAGGACCAGAATAAAATAAAGACACCTCATCTTGTATTTTA